ATGAAAACAACAAAAGATAAACTTGCTTACAAGCATCCAGCAATATTTCCTGATGATTTAGCATACAGTCATATTTATTCTTGGACTAATGAAGGTGATTTAGTTTGCGACCCAATGTGTGGCTCTGGGACTGTCCTTATTCAAGCTAAAGTTTTAAAGAGAAAAGCAATAGGGATTGAAATAAATGAAGACTACTGTAAAATTATTGTAGAAAGATTAAAAAATACTTCATTATTATTTTAAACCCTATTGACATGGTTTTAAAAATATGGTATAATAATCTAATTATTATGAAAGGAGATTTTTATGAAAAAGGAAAGTATTGTTAATACAGTTAGTATCGTAGTTGGTTTTTTAGTCTGGCTCATATTGAATACTGTAATTGTTTTTGTAATTGCGTATTTTTTAAGCAATATTTTCAAGTTCGATAAAATATCTTTCTTTGATAGTTTTATTATTACAGTAGCTTTGTTTTTTCTAAAAACATTTTTCAAATCATCTTTTGATGATATAGAAGAAGAATAAAAGGAGGCTTTTATGAAAAATGATTTATCTTTTGATGAATTAAAGAAACAATTGTTGATAAACAAAAACAATTTGCACGAAGAATGCTTTGTTTTTCCAGAGTATTTTAGAATGGTGGCAGAAAAAACAGCAGAGGCTGTTTCAAGAAGGGATTTTCTAAAAGAAGAAAAGGAAAAATTATATGCAGAGTTATTTATAAATATAAAGAAAAGTGGTGAAAAAGTTACTGACAGTACAGCAGATAGTCTTACTAAAAGTCATCCTGATTATACACAAATTGTAGAAGACTTCCTTGATGCTAAAAAAGAAGTAGAATTGTGGGGTGCTTTAAAAGAATCCTATTATCAGAAATCACAGATGTTAAAAATTCTTTCTGATTTATTCTGTACAGGTTATTTTACTGAAATGTCTTTATTAAGAAATAAAGAATGATACCCTATTGACACAAAAATAAAAATATGCTATACTAAAGGCATAAAATAAAAATATAGGAGGAAGACATGGCAAAATTTGTTTACAAGCCAAAAAGAACAAAGGAAGATGTAGAAAGGGAGATGCAGAATAGTGGTTTTAGTGAATCTTATTTAAAAGAAAATATTCTTCTTTTTTCTCCAAAAGTTGACGCTTCCAACAGGATAAGAATACTCCCGCCTACATGGGATGATGCAAGAATTTATGGTTTGAATATTTGGGTTCATTATAAAGTAGGAGCAGATAATGCTACAGTATTATGCCTTAAAAAAAATCTTGGAAAACCCTGTCCTGTTTGTGAGGCTGTTGCAAAAGAAAATGACCCTGAATTTAAGAAAAATCTTTCTCCAAAAAGAAAGATACTTACTTATGTACTTGACAGACAGGATGAGAAACTTCAGCCAAGAGCATATCTTATGCCTACTACAGTTCATCAGAGCATTCTTGCACAGGCAGTTGATGAGGATACAGGAGAGCCTCTGATTATAGAAGACCCTGATAAGGGTTATGATATTATTCTTGTTACAGCAGGAACACCAGAAGGAACAGTTGTAAAGTTCACATATAAATCTGTTTCTTTGTCAAGAAGGGAATCACCAATTTGCACAGACCCTGATTTGTATGACAAAATAATTGACTTTATTGTAGAAAATCCTTTGCCACAAATTATAGTTTTTAAGGATTATGATTATATTGAGGCACTTTTGTATGGCAAAGCAACAAAACATGAAGATGAGGTTATTAATAAGGTAGAAGAAGAAGAAACACAGACTAATACTTCAGATGAAGAAGTAGTGAGGGATGAGCTTGTTTCTATGGGAAGAAAAGAGTTGATTGAAATAGCTGTTGGTCAGCTTGGTTTTGGTATGAAAGAAGTTAAAAATCTTTCAGAAGAAGGACTGAGAACATTGATAAGAGAAAATGCTGAAATTTCTGAAGCAGAGGAAGAAAAGCCAAAAGTAAAGAAAGTTAATGTAGATGATATAAGAAAAAAATGGGGCAGGTAAAAAATGACAGAAAAAAATAACTATTTTTTATCAGAAAAGGATTTGGAGTTTATACCCTCTGGGTGTAAACTCCTTGACCTTGTGCTTGGCGGTGGTTACCCGCTTGGTAGGATTGTTAATGTTGTTGGTGATGCAAGCACAGGTAAAACACTGCTTGCTATCGAGGCTTTTATTAACTTTAAGAAAAATTATCCAGATGGTAAGATGTATTACCATGAATCTGAAGCAGCTTTTGATATTGGTTATGCAGAAGAACTTGGTATGCCTGTTGATTCAGTAGAATTTATTGAAGATGTAAAAACAGTAGAAGATTTCTATTCCAGTATTGAAAAAATAATAAAACAGCATAAAGAAGAAAAAGTTCATGGTTTATATGTTCTTGATTCACTTGACGCTTTATCTGATAGAGCAGAGCTTGAAAGAGGGATAACTGATTCATCTTATGCGATGACAAAACAAAAGAAACTGTCTGAAATATTCAGAAGAATAGTTGTAGATATTGAAGACACAAAAATATGTCTAATGATTATTTCACAGGTGAGGGACAATATTGGTGTTGTGTTTGGTGAAAGGTATAAAAGGTCTGGTGGTAAAGCTCTTGATTTTTATGCTTCACAAGTATTATGGCTTGCTGAAATCGAAAAGTTATATAAAACTGTTAAAAAGATAAAAAGACCTATTGGTATTATGATTAAGGCTAAATGTAAGAAGAACAAAATATCTCTGCCTTTTAGAGAATGTGTGTTTCCTATCATCTTTGGTTATGGTATTGATGATGCTTATGCTTCCTTAAATTTTCTAACAGATGTTGGTGTATTTGATGATTTTTGTAAAGAAACAGGTGTTTCTACTCCTAAAAATTTATTGAATGCTGATTTAAATGAAAGTGAAAAAGCTAAACTTGATGACTTTGTAAGCAAAACTTGGAGCAGTATTGAAGAAAACTTTGTGATTAAAAGGAGGAAGTATACATAATGGATGATATTCTCTCTTATGTCAGAAAGATAGTAAACAAAGACAGACAGGATTTATATGGTAATCCAGAAAATAGTTTCAGGATTATAGCTGATTTCTGGACGACCTATTTAAGACACAAGTATAATATTTTAACTGACTTAGAACCAAAAGATATTGCTATAATGTTGTCATTATTAAAACATGCAAGAATGGTGGTTCAAGGCAATTATGAAGATAATGTAGTGGATGCTATCGGTTATTTAACAATTCTTGGTGAAAGACTAATTGATTAATAAAAGGAGAGTGTTTTGAAAAAAATAGACAAGAAAAAAGCACAGGAGTTGTTTACTAAAGATGTAACTAAATGGTTAGACTTTTTTGGTTTAAATGATTGGTTTGTTAATATTTCAACTTCAGCTTCTTCAGAAGACTGCCCTGAAGATTCTGTAGCCTTCTGTTCATATGTTTGTGAAGGAAAATCAGCAGGTATAGCATTAATAGACAGAGAATCTTATTTTGAAGAACTTGTTAAAATTGCCGCTTTTCATGAAGTATGTGAGCTTTTGCTTGCAGACATTACTTTTCTTGCATCAGAAAGAGGTTTTAGTAAAACTATCTTTGATATAGCAAGACATTCTTTAATCAGAAGATTAGAATCGTCAGTATTCAAGACTCTTGATAAAAAATTAAAATAGAAGAATTAAAGTGATAAAACAACAAACAAAATACGTATGGACAGTTGTTGATGATGATATTGAAAAAGGAAGAAATAAATGAATAAAGTAATGGTGGATGTGGATAATATTTTGTATCCTTTTTATGAGATATTGTTTTTTTATTTAAAAAAGGAGAATGAAAAAATACCAGACTGGTTAAACTGGTATGAATGGGATTTTTACAGAAAATTCGGGATGAATGATAAAACATTCTTTAGAATAGTGAATGAAATTCATTCATCCCAAGAATTAAATTACAAACCATTTCCTTATACAAAAGAAATGCTTGATGTATTGCACGAAAAATTTTATGTGTTGATTGCTTCTCATAGGAGCAAGAAAACTTTACCAATACTGAAAGAATGGCTTGATAGTAATGATTTGTTTTATGACCAAATCAGTTTAACCTTTAATAAAACTAAATTATTTGATAGTGTTTCTATGGTTATTGATGATAGCCCTGTTATTATTCAAAAAGCAGTAGAAAAGAGTATTCCTGTTTTGACAATTTCTTATTCGTGGAATAAACATTTAAAAAATCTGAACAATGTCTATTTTTTTAATAGCATAAAAGAAATTTATGAATTTTTGAAAGGAGAAGGCTTTAATGGAGTGTATTCTAAAATTTAACTTACCTGAAGAAAAAGAAGAAATGGAATTAGCTCTTAAAGCTATGAATTATTATTCTTTTGTTGAAGACCTTGATGATAAGTTAAGAATATGGCTAAAGCATGGGCAACATGATTTTAAAACACCTGAAGATGTGATGGAATTTATAAGAGAATTAATCGTAGAATATAATCTATTAGATTAGAGGAGGGTTTTGTAGATGTTAGAACCACTATACGGTGAACAGATTTTTAAAGATAGGTATGCTTTAACTGAAGATGAGACATGGGAACAGGCGTGTAAAAGAATGGGAGTTTCTATAGCACAAGCAGAAAATGGTAATAAAGAATATTGGGCTGAAAAATTTGCAAGTATTATTTATGATGGTTATTTCATTCCAGGTGGTAGAATAATAAGAAATGCTGGCAGACCAAGATGTAACATGCTTAATTGTTATGGATTAGTATGTGAAGATTCTATTGAAAGTATTGGAAAAACATTGTATGATGCCCTTGTAATTCAGTCTGAAGGGGGCGGTATTGGAGTTAATTTTAATTTAAGACCAAAAGGTGCTCCAATAAAAAGAAAAGGGGGTGTTAGTAGCGGTGTAGTAAGTTTTGTTAAACTATTTAATTACATAACCAACGTAATTGAGACAGGCGGTTCAAGGCGTGGAGCTATGCTTGCTATGTTAAGAATTGACCATCCAGATGTTTCAGATTTTATTTATGCAAAATCAGAAGCTGGAGAATTAGAAAACTTTAATATTTCTGTAGCAATTACTAATGAATTTATTGACTCAGTTATTAAAGACAAAGAATGGACTTTGCATTTTGGTGGTAAAGTTTATAAAACAGTAAAAGCAAAAGATTTGTGGTTTCAGATAATAGAGAACATGATTAAACATGCAGAACCAGGGATTTTGAATATTTCTAATATGCAAATTAACAATTCATATTATTGTGCCCCAATAGAAACTACAAATGCTTGTTCAGAAATACCGCTTGAAAGATATGGAGCTTGTTTATTAGGTGCTCTTGTTTTACCTAAATTTGTAAGAAGTGATGGAAAAACAAACTGGAAACTGTTGGAAGAAGTTATAAACATAGCAGTAAGGTTTCTTGACGATGTTCTTGATATTACTGCATACCCTCTACCAGAGACATTATCGGCTGTTCTTAATGTCAGGAGAATGGGTTTAGGAACAATGGGCTTGGCAGACTATCTTTTTGTGAAAAAAATAAAATATGGTTCGTATGAATGTTTAAAAGAAATAGACAGACTTTATTCTACAATACAACAGATGGCTTATGATGCCTCTATAAAACTTGCAGAAGAAAAAACATCTTTCCCAAAATACGACCCTATTGCACTTTGTGATTCCAAAATAATAAGAAGACTGCCAAGATTTATACAACATGGTATAAAGAATATAGGTTTAAGAAATATTGCACTAACAAGTGCTCAACCAACAGGTACTACTTCGCTACTTGTAGGTGTTACAAGCGGTATTGAGCCTTTGTTTGCTAAAGGTTATTTAAGAAAGGATAGAATTAGTGAAAGAGTTTATATTCACCCTTTAACAAGGAAATATGCTGGTGACAATAATGAATTACCAGACTGGTTTGTAAGTGCTGAGGACATAACTCCTGATGAGCATCTTGAAGCTCAGGTAACTGTTCAGAGATATCTTGATGGTTCTATATCAAAAACAATAAACTTTCCTGAAACAGTTAATGTTGAAGCCATGTCAAATGTATTGCTTAAATATGTTAAGGATTTGAAAGGTGTTACTGTTTATGTAGATAAATCAAGAGAAGACCAAGTTCTTTTCTATTTGAACAGGGAAAAAATTATGGAATATCTTAAAAATGAAAGTGTAGAAATTGGTAAAGAAGAAAGAGATTGTAAGGCGGGGACTTGTGAGCTATGATTAAGATGAGAGATAAATGGGCTGTTGAGATAAATATTACTAATGAATGTCAGCATGGTTGTATAAACTGCACAAAATTTGTAAGACATTCATTGGACAAACATAAGGGTAGGATGACACTTGAACAGATAGAAAATGCCATTATTTCAGTAATAGAATTCCCTAACAAAATAGGGTTAACAGGCGGAGACCCTTTAAACCATCCAGAGTTTGAAGAAATATGCAGTTTGATTAAGAAATATATTCCTAAAAGTAAGGTTATGATTTTCACTTCACATAAAAAGAAACTCAATAAGTATAAAAAACTTATTGATGAAACTTTTGGTGAAGTATATCTTAATTTTCATACAAAAACACAACAGCTAATATGTTCACACCAACCAATAATGCTTGCTGTTGGTGATGTTGTTAAAGATGAGCTTTTAAGAAATATTTTAATAGAAAACTGTTGGTGTAATAAAATGTGGAGCCCAATTGTAGGAAGTAATGGTGCTTTCTTTTGTGATTGTGCTTTAGGTATTGATAACATTCTTGAGCTTGGTGGTGGGTGGAAAGTTACAAAGAATTGGTGGGACAGAGACTCCTACAAAGACCAGATGGATAAATATTGTAAATATTGTGGGATGCCTGTTCCTTTTAAACCACAAAAACAGATAGAAAAGAAAGAAATTATTTCAAGGAACTTGTATGAATTACTTACAAGTTTGAATTTGAGAAATCTTGACAGAATGGAAATATTTGATGGGGTACTTACCGAGCAGGATATTATTCGTAATATGAAAAATTGGACACCATGGAGAAATAGACCAGATAAAGTTGCTGAAGGACCAGCATACACAAATAAATAAAATAAGTAGGAGGTTTACAATGAAATTTAATAACTATTTAGAAACATCTCTTGAAAGTTTTAAATCCTTTCCAGAACATGTTATCAGAAAAGAAGTCATTAGTTATTTTGCAAGAGTGATTAATGAAAGTTTATTCAAAAACAAGCGTGATATTTTGATAGATACTACTCTTGGAACAGGCTCTTTTAATTTTATTTTTAGAATAGGAGACAGAGAAGAAAAAGGTTGTTTATATACTATTTTAGACAACGCAGACAGAACTTTTGCAAAAGCAAGTGACGCAGAAATTATTACTGATAAAATTAAAAAGTCTATGGTTACATTTCTTAACGAATTGTTTACCAGACATTTTAAAGAAATAATGACAGAAACAAGAAAAGGAGATAAAATTAGATGGGAAATAGATTTTGAAATAATTTCAGGGGAAGAAAAAGATGGACAAGACAAAGATAGTAAAAAGAAACAAAGCAAGGGGTAAGAGATTTGAAAAAGAAATAGAAAAGAGATATGGATTTAAAAGAATAGGTATTTTTGGTGCAGAGGATAATTTTGATACTGTTTTCTCTATTGAAGACAAGACAAGAAAAAATCTTGCTTTTATAAAATGGTATGAACAGGCTAAAGCTAATGCTAAAGGTAGAATACCTATTGTATTTGTGAAGAAATATCAATCAAGAGATATTTTTGTTATACTTAAAGCAGATGATTTTTTTGAGTTACTTGGAAAGGAGATTAATAAGTGAAAACACTAATAACTGCTGATTGGCATTTAGATGAAAATCCTATTAATGAATACAGATGGAAATTTCTTTCTTGGTTATCAGATTATGTGGATAATAACAATATTGAAAGAATAGTTTTTCTTGGTGATTTAACTGAAAGAAAAGATAGACACAGTTCAAAACTTGTTAACAAAATTTTTGATTATTTTGTAGAATTGACTAAAAAGTGTTATATTGTTTTTGTAAAAGGAAACCATGATTTTTCAACAGAAATACCTTTCTTTTCTTTTATTGATAGGCTAAATAATGTTATGTTTGTTAATAACTTTGTAAACAGGAATGGTTTTAAAAGCGGGTTAGAAGAATTGTTTATTGGTTACATGAATGAACAGGGGTGGGAAGAAAATAAAGATGTAATAATGAATTTGGTAAAAAACCCTGAAAAAACTATTGTTTTTACACATCAGCACTTAAAAGGATTGTTTATTAATAATGCAGATACAGGGGGTGATATTGATTTAAAATTTTTCAAAAACTTTAAATATGTTTTTTCTGGACACATACATCAGAATATGGAAATAGAAAATTTTATCTATGTCGGCTCACCCTATCAAGTAGATTTTGGTGATGAGAATAATGGCTTTATCTATATATTAGATGGAGACAATCTTGAAAAAATTAAGTATGAAACAATATCTAAACTGTCTATTGTATTGAATGATGTTTCAGAAGTTGAAAATTATAAGATTAAAAAAGATGATTTAGTAAAAGTAAAATTATACACTAACAGAACAGACTTATCTAAAATAAATGAATTAAGAAAAGAAATAAAGTCTCATATTGATAAAAATGGTGGCAAACTTGTTTCTTTTGATTTTGTAAGCGATAATAAACCCATTCAAATTGAAACAATTAAAAATGAAACTGACGAAGAAATTATAACCAAATTCTGTAAAAATAATAATCTTTCTGATGAATTTTTAAGAATAGCCTTTGATATGTTAAATGAATACAGGGGTGATTTATATGGAAATTAAGAAGTTGTCTGTAGCCAATTTTAAAAGTTTTAAGAAAGAAGAAACTTTTAGTTTCGATAAAGTCAATGGCTTGATTTTTGTATCAGGTAAAAACAATATTGATACAGAAATCGGCTCAAATGGCTCAGGAAAGAGTTCATTCTTTTCTGATGCTATAACATGGTCTTTGTTTGGAAAGACTGCCTCTGGTCTAAAATCCACTTCTGTAAAAAATTGGGATAGTGATTCTTGTAGAATAGTATTAGAATTTGATAACTATATCTTGGAAAGAATACACAAACCAAACACACTAAAATTAAACAATAAACCAATCACACAGGAAGAATTGGAAAAACTACTTGGTCTAAATTCTGAAATATTTAAAACAGCAGTAGTAATAGACCAATTTAGTGAAAAATTTATAGATATGACACCTGCAAAAAGATTTGAATTATTTACAGAAATAATGTATGATGAACTTAATAAATGGGATAAATTGAGAGACATTGCTAATACTAATAAAAAAGTAGCAGAAAATGAAATAAAGGATTTGAAAAATAATATTTCTTTTCTTGAGAGGGAAATAGAAACACTTAAAAATGATTTAAACAATTTAACAGAATTATCTAAAGGTTATAAAAGCGATATAGTGGAAAAGAAAAAATCTTTTGAGCAGGAAATAAATGAAATTGAAACTGAAATTAATAAGATTGAAAAAGAAATCAAAAACTTAAAATATGAGGAAACTAAGGAACTTGAAAAAGAAAGGAACCTTATAAGAAGTGAAGTTATAAGAAAGAATACAGAAATAAGTATTATTGACAAGGAAGTAAACAAATTTAAAACCATAGGAAATGTTTGCCCTACTTGTAATAGAAAGATTGATAAAGAATTTTTAGAAGAAAAGATTACAGAATTAGAAGAAGAAAAAGCAAAAATTGTAAAGGAGAGGGAAGAACTTGATATAATTGTTACTAAAATTAGTACAGAACTGGAAAATCTTGAAAAGATAAATAATGATATAGCTAAAAAAGAAAAAGAATCAATTCTTAAAAAGAAAGAATTAGAAACTAATTTAAAGAATGTTAAAAATAACCTTTCTAAACTTAAAAATACAAATCCTTATGAAAAGATGATTAAACAGAAAACTAAACTATTACAGGAAAAACAGGAAAATAAAATAAAATGTGAAGCAGACTTACAAAATAAGACAAGGTTTTATGAAATCTATAAATTCTGGATAAGTGGTTTTAAAGAAATAGGTCTTAATCTATTATACAATTCTTTAAAAGAATTAGAAATGTTTTCTAATAGAAACATTTCATTACTTGGTATTCCAGAATGGAAACTATCATTTGAAATAAATCATGAAACTAAAACAGGGGGGCTTAAGTCAGGTATATTCATAAATATACTAACACCTTCTAATTCTGAATACGTTCCTTATGAAGGTTTATCTGGAGGAGAGGCACAAAGAATAAGAATAGCAGTATCAGTAGCGTTATCAGAGTTTATTGAATATAAGAAAAATATGAAATACAACGTAATGGTTCTTGATGAGCCTTCGCAACATTTATCTGAAGAAGGAATTAATGATTTACTTTCATTCCTTAAATATAAATCAAACGATACTAAAATATTTTATATAGACCATAGAAATTTAGAATCTTCTGGTTATTTTGACTACATAATAAATGTAGTAAAAAACGAAGGGGGTTCAAAAATTGAACTGCAGTAAGTGTGGAAAAGAAATGATTCTTGAGGAAGATGTTCAATACAAAATTGAATTATGGCACTGCACTTATTGTGGTAATATAAAATATACTGAAAGACAAGCAAAGCCTTTAAGAAATGACATCTACATATTTGAAAATATAATAAGAAAAATGTGTGATTTAGTGGGCTTGTCTATATTAGATGTGGATTTTTCAGACAAAGAATTTAAAAACAAAACATTCTGGAGTGAAGTACAGAAACAGGAATTTAAAAGATGGTTATTAAAATACCTTGAAAAGAATAAGAAAGCACAAGTTTATTTATTCAAAAAAAGACTTTCAAAAAAAGATTTAGTGACTAAAGTAGATAAATTTATAGATAAGATTGGATGGCTTTCAGAAGAAGAATATTTGAAGTTAAAGGAAAAGATTAAATAGAGTATTGGCATATTTTAAGGTATGGTATAATTTTTTCCAAAATTATACAGGAGTTTTTTCTATGATTATAGACGAAAAAACAATGTTTGATTTACTAAACAACAGTAAGGTTGTTGCGTTGGTAGAGCCTCCTTATAAAAGGAAATACATTCCTTTAGGTCTTGCTAAAATATCTTCTTATTTAAAAAAGAAGAATAAGAAAGTTATATTTAGTAGAGGTATTACAAACTATAAGGATATACCAGACCTATTTTGTGTTACATCTTTATTTACATATTTTTACGAAGAAATAATAGAAACTATAAATATAATAAAATTTCTTTATCCTTCTTCAAAAATATTGCTTGGTGGTATTTCTGCTACTTTAATACCAAGACATTTTCCAGAAGATATTTACATTTTTACAGGTGTTTCTAAAGTTTTAGATAGAACAGTCCCTGATTATTCTATTGATTATAATGTTGAAGAGCCTTGGGATAATTTTTCATACACATTTACTACAAGAGGCTGCCTCAATAAGTGTCATTATTGTGCTGTTAGTAAGATAGAGCCAGAAATGGAGATAGTAGAAAATTGGAAGGAACATATTGTAGATGATAAAAAGTTTATAAATATTTTTGATAATAATCTTTCAGCATTTCCAGTATCACATTTAGAAAATATTGTTACTTTTCTTGAAAAAAGTAAGAAAAAAGTTTTATTTGATAATGGTTTTGATTGTAAACATATAAGTAATGAAGTAGCTTCTTTGCTTGCCAGAGTAAATTATTATGGAACAGGTTTAAGAATAGCTTTTGATAGAATAGAAGAAGATGGTGTTTTTCAAGAAGCAGTAAAAACATTGATTAAGAATGGTGTTCCTAAAAAAGCAATAATGTCTTTTGTTATATTCAATTTTAATGACACGCCTAAAGAAGCTGATTACAGAATGAGGGAGTGTGTTAAATTGGGAATAAGACCTTACCCAAAACAATTTGTTCCTTTAAATAATCTAAATAAGAAAGATATTTATATTAGTAAATATTGGACATTAAATCTTTTAAGAGCTTTCAGGTTTTTCTGGTTAATGGCTGGATATTATACAAAATATGATTTTGAGACATGGGCAAAGAACCAGAATGATTTTGTTTTAAATAAAGAAGATTGGGATACTTGGAATATGGAGAAAAATAATG